GAATAGTGATCCTGGCGCATTCACACCCGCGCCAGATAGCTATAGAGAGGCAATTAAGAATAGAGCAGCATTGGACAAGGCTAATTAAGTAGCCTGATTCTTTACACATAGATAATCTAAAAGGAGACTTAAAGATGGCTATCACATATGGGCCGCCGCGGACTATTCACTTAGGAGGTGATATCACTCCTATACATGACAGGGAAGCGGTAGAAGCAATCACTCCCGGCATGTTACTAGAGCCGCATCAGGAGAGTGATATTCTGAAATGGGGTGTTCATGATTCTGCCGATGCTGCTGCCGAGCCAGTGTTCGCCCTGCAACAGACTCTACTCAACCTTGGCATTGATGACGACTATGCAGACGGAGACTTAGTGCAAGCTGGACATTTCCATCGGGGTGCATACGTCTATGCAATCGTCCCTAGCGGTCAGAACATTACAGCCGGGGATACTCTACAGTCTAATGGCGATGGCAAGCTGAAGGCGTTAGCTACCGGAGTACATATTGCCACGGCCGATGAAACTATTGGAGCTGTAACCGCCGATACGCGACTTAGAGCAACTATTGTATAACGATATCCAATTCACCATAAGAGAGGATTATCCAAAATGTCTGATATTGAAACCGGGCGTATAGTACCGGCGGAATCCGCTACTGTGCCATCGCAATTGAATAGCTTCAATCGCCTATTACGTCGGTATGGCTCAGTGGATGCATTCCGCGCCGCTGCTCCGCTGCCGAAGAATACACAGGAGCTAATCGATAAGACAGTATTATCGGTAGCATTAGATGAGTTAGTAATCGTAAAGGATCTAATTGCAGAAGGATTGACATATGATCTACCCAATTGGCTAGCAGTACCTCAGCTATATTGGGAAATGTCGTCCACTGCCGGTAGAGCACGCCGTAGTATGATTCCTAAGACTCGCGGCGAAAATCAACTCCCCGATCGTACCGGAGTGACTATCCCGATCTATTGCACTCTATCGAATTTCGAGCTAGGCATCCGTGAGCAATTAGCATCGGAAAGAGCTGGTGCGCCATTAGATACCACCATGATTGAAGAGGAGACACAAAGGGTTAATGAAGCTATCGAGGATGCAGTCATCAATGGGAGTGGTTTGCAAGTAGCAGGAAGTACGGCACCTGGGCTATTGAATGCCCCTTCCGGTAACTCCTACACCTACGTCGGCGGCGAAAAGTGGGATGCCGCTGGCAAGACTGGTGCCGAGATTGTTACAGACGTTCTAGCTATGATGGCTTTAGCTCGCGCCGATGGTAGAAAGGGGCCATATAATCTCTACGTCTCCACAGTCTACGGGCATACGCTCAATCAAAACTATTCGGATGGAGTCACCACTTTTGACTATACCATCCGTGAGAGACTAGAGCGAATTGTAGCAGGTGGCAGGACTATTCGAGTGAGGGAGGCAGACAAACTCCCAGAGGATACTACCATCCTTTTGCAAATGACCCGTAACGTCATTGATGTAGTCTATGGGCAGGCACCGGCTGTGATTACCTGGGAAGATGGCCCCGGCCTAGAGCGGTATTGGCTAGTGTTGGCATGCATCGTACCGCGAGTGAAGACTACCTATGATTCCCAGTCTGGCATCGTAGTTGGAACGAACGCATAAGATATTTATTTAGATAGAGCATAGACAGAATTACATTTGATATCACAGGAGTACGTAGCATCTAATTAACGTAGGCAGTCAGATAAGAAAGGAGAAGTACAGTGTCAGAGTATAATATAAACCTCATGAAAGACGGAAAGAAGACAGTTCTACCTTGCTCGCAATATACGGTTACGGAGGTGGAGGAGAATAGTCCGGCGGCGGAATTAGAATTGCAAGAGGTAGGCATACATATAGCTCTGGGAGATAAGCCAGAGAATTCTCGCAGAATACATTTGCCAACAGACGGTGACACAGTATATATTACGAATCAATCTGGCAAAACCATAGATAGCTACAGGTGGCCGCCTAATCACAATAGAGCCGCAGTCAATCGTAAGGAGATACGTCAATGAGTAAGAAGACGGAAAAGTATATTCTAGTCGACGGCAAACATGGTCGACATGATAGTAAGGGGAATCTAGTAATCTATCGTGCTGGAGTTAAGGGACATAATATGCTGTCTCTTACTAAGGCAGAGGCTAGGGCGCTAGGAAAGAAAGTTAAATCTCTAGCGTCTGTAAGAGCTGAGCTATCCGCATTTGATGATGAGGAAGAGGAGGATGTATTACAGGAGGATGTAAAGAATGTAGGTGAGGTAGGCGATGAGGACGAGGATGACGAAGAGGACGAGGAGGAGGATTGGGATTTCTCAGATATGACCGGGCCGGATGCAATAACAATTATCAATTCTCTAACCTCGGTAGAGGACTTAGAAACCGCCCTAGAGAGTGAAAAGGGGAGCAAGAATAGGGTAACTGTTATGAACGCTATCAATCATCGTATTGAGGCAATTGAAGACGAGGAAGAGGAGGAAGAGGACGATGATGAAGGCTAGAGGATAGAGCTTAGAGGATTCCTACTATGCCGACTGTGATAGCAACTCCGGGCGCGCCCGATGCTAACTCCTTCATTACTGTAGCTAGGGGAGATACTATAGCAGACGAAAGACTATACGCTACAAATTGGAGTGCTGAAACGGACGAAGATCAAAAGGCTAGGGCAGTAATCATGGCTACGTCTGAAATAGCTAAAGAATGCTGGAAGGGTATCGGCGCTAGTTCAACACAGTCATTGCCTTTTCCGCGTACAGGATTATTAGATAGGAATGGTTATGTTGTATCTAGTTCAACGATACCATCCGACATAGAGCTAGCTACATTCATTCTAGCCGACTTATTGCTAGGGTCTAATGTAACAATAGAATCCGATCCGTCCGTACAGGGGATTACGAAAATTAAAGCCGGAAGTGTGGAATTGGGATTTAAGGACGTAATCGAGTATAAATCCATACCTGAGCATGTTAGACGGCTCATTCCTGATTCCTGGTTTTGCGATGATGAGGACAATAACGTAGTCGTTAGGTCTAGTCGTAAGTGGAGGGGGATATAGAATGGCATTAGATGATATCCTCCGTAATGGAGTAAGTTTGGCTAACACTCTAACTAATTCGCTACAAACCACAGTGAGCTATGAGGCGTATTCTAGCCAGGATTCATTCGGGGATATTACATATGCCGCCGCTGTCAATGTCAAAGCCGTAGTAGAGAGAAAGTCCGCTCAGAGGCACACATCGTCTGGTCAGATTATTGCTACTAAAGCCAGAATAACATTCCTTACTCCTCAGACGATTGATATAAGAGATAAGATAACTCTTTCAGACGGTACCACGGGTCCAATAGTAGATATCGTAGGCGTGGAAGATTCAAATACTACAAAGCCGTATGCTACAGAAGTATGGTTAGGTGAAGGCGATAGGATAACGTAAAGAGATACAGATAAGAGAACTAGGAGAGAGAGAATGACATATCAAGACATATACATGAAGAACAGAGTAGTCAGCAAAGGCGAGAGAGAATGCGGTCAGAGATATCAGGCTATTCAGAAAGTATTGAGTAGATATGAGAGACGAATTACAATGTTAGATATTGGCGCATCAGAAGGTTATTTCAGTCTACGTGCGGCAGATGATTTCGATTGCGTTTCGGTAATGATAGAGGGGGGCGGTAGACTATATCCGATATGTATAGAGAATGCCAATCCTCATACTATCTTACTCAATCGTCGCGTGCATATATCGGATTTAGATGCTATATCCCGCTGCGAGCATTTCGATGTAGTCCTAGCTCTTAATGTCTTGCATCATTTCAATAATCCGTCTGCGGCTCTAAACGCAATACTCAGAATGGGGGATGTAGTCATTATAGAAGTGCCGCCGGTTAATGACTATGGCTCATGTGGGCAGCATTTGCTGAGGGAAATAGAGCATGGACTAAGTAGATTAGATAAGGTTGAGCTATGTCGAACTCCCTCTCATACATCGGATGTAGATAGAGTTATGTGGGAAGTGATTAAAGACAACGATAATGGAGAGTATTATAGTCTATTGACTAAGCACTATATAGACTCTCCGTCTGTGCTAGGGAGTCTAGACGCCCGCATAGTATCTAACAGGAGTACTAAGACAATCGATATAGAAGGTAAAGATACTAGAGACTGGATTCACGGTATCAACTTGCGCACTTATCAACGTTTCGGTGTCTATCCTAGTCCGCCTAGTGTAGTTAAAATGTTACAGTCAGAATATTCTACTCTGCAATCTCACCATGGAGATATTCGGCCGTGGAATTTCATCCTAGACGGCGAACGCACTCATCTAATAGATGGCGGCGATAGTAAAGCAATATACGATGACGAAGAGGGTATTCAGATAACAATTAGACAGATAGAGGAGTTAGGCTAATGTCAGTTAGAATACATAAGTCATCTAGAGTGCGAGCTGAGGATTTCAATACTGATTGGTATCGTGATAGGTCCAAAGAGTTATCTAAACCTAAAGAAGTAATCATACATCGTAAGCTATGGGAGTTATCCGTTATAGCTCAGGTCTACATAGATCAGGTAGACCACGGCGGAAGAGCTGTAGGATTTGGAGTCGGTAAAGAGCCTATATCGGCGTGGTTAGCTAGTAGAAATGCGGAAGTTACTGCCACAGACTTACCCGACGATATAGAAATTGGCGATTGGTCTAGCACAAATCAGCATTCTCAAAGCCTGTATGACATATATGATGAATACGTATGCGATAGAGATAAATTTGATAATCTAGTAGACTTTATCCCTGTTGATATGAATAGCATACCGGATTCTTTCGTCGATTATGATTTCTTATGGTCTTGCGGGAGTTGCGAACACATAGGGGGTATTAAAAATACATTATCCTTTATATGCCGGTCTATGGAATGTCTACGTCCGGGCGGAGTAGCTGTACACACTACAGAGTATAATCCAGTCAGCAATACTATTACTTTAGAAGCTGATAACTTAGTCTTACTTAGGTATAGAGACTTGATATTATTGGACAGTATGTTAAAATCTCAGGGTGATTTACTATTACCGTTGGATTTATCCCCTGGTGATTTACCTGAAGATGAATACATAGACAGTGAGCCGTATTATAGCGGCCCTAGTCATCTTAACATCAAAATAGTAAACGGCGAGTATATAACAACGTCTATAGCATTGGTCATTATACGTGGTGGAGCTAAGGATCAGGAATTAGACAGCCCTATTGTAATAGAACGCTCTAAATTGAAAGTCCTATGGGTTGGTGACGCTATAGCTTCTACAGGGTTTGCTAAATGCACTCATGCTGTATGTGACGAATTACATAAACAGAATCATGAAGTACACGTCCTAGGTCTAGGCTACTATGGCGATCCACATTTATATCCGTATCCAATTCATCCGGCATTCCAGCCTTTAGACTACGGCCATGATCTATTCGGCTCAGGTAGACTGCCGCATTTAATCCACCGTATTAAACCCGATGTAGTGGTTATATTGAATGATCCGTGGAATATCAAAGGGTACTTAGCCGACATACATAGCTCCCTTCCTAAATCCTATCGCCTGCCTCCTATCGTAGCTTGGTTAGCGGTAGACGGTAAGAATCAGAGGGGGGCGGAATTGAATGATCTATATCACGTCGCTACTTGGACAGAGTTTGCCAAGAGGGAATTAATCTACGGAGGATGTACGCGGAATATATCCGTAATCCCGTTAGGCGTAGATCATTCCGTATTCTACCCTCGCAGTCTGCATACGTCTAGAGATAAAGTGTTAGATGAGCGGACTAGGAAGTTAGTTGATGATGATGCATTTGTTATAGGAGTAGTGGGTAGAAATCAATATCGCAAGAGATTGGACTTAAGCATCCAAGTTTTCTCGGAAGTGTATAAGCAAATAGATGACGCTTATCTCTATATCCACACCGCCCCTACAGGCGAGGAATCTACCGATATACGCTCCCTTGTGAAATACTACGGGATCAAAGGGAGAGTTATACTATCTGAGCCTAGATTAGGCTATGGCGAAGATGAACCATTGATGCCGTATATTTATTCCGCAATGGATCTATATCTCACTACCTCCCAGGGTGAGGGATGGAGTCTGACAACGCTAGAGGCGATGGCTTGCGGCGTCCCTTGCGTCGCCCCGGACTGGTCCGGGCTTGGGGACTGGGCGCAGTCTGCGGCGGCCCTGGTGCCTTGTAGCGGGGTAGCGTTGACCGCTCCTAGAGACAGAGGATTGCATACATTAGGAGGGGTAGTAGATGTAGAAGAATGTGTGAAGAGTATTACGAATTTACACAATGATAGAGTATTGTATAACGAGCATATAGATAGAGGACTTCAATTAGCTCAGTCTCTTTCTGGTCTAATACAGGGAAGCAATTTGTATCAATGCTGGAGTCCATCCTATGACATTCAAACTTACCGGACTAGATAACGTCTTAGATAAGATGAAATCTATTCTGAAAGCACCTGATGAAATAGGAGGTATACTATATCGCGAAGGTGAATATATTATGTCAGACAGCAAGAAGAACTATGTCCCTGTAGACTTAGGAGCATTGAAAACGTCCGGTCATGTTAACTCTCCTGATAAAGACGGAGATAATATTAGAGTCGATATGGTCTATGGTGGACCCGCCGCCGCCTATGCTATAGCAGTCCATGAACATCCATCCGAACATAGCCCGCCGAGTTGGGAAGGGAAGGTTATAGAATTCTCTCCTAAAGATGGTAAACATGGCGCTAAGTATTTGGAAAGACCATTTAACGAGGCTCAAAAAGGCATGCAGCAGAGATTAGCTACTGAGATTGAAAAGGTGATTAAGAAAGAAGCCTCTGGAGGATCTAGTACTGGAGGATCTAGTAGTCGTCCCGGTGGTAGTCGTCGCAGAGATTCTAAGGGAAGGTTTGTATAAGGGGATGGCATATATGACATACGTAAAATGTACGTTTGCATTAGTAATCTTGACATACTCACTATTCCTTGCTCCCTCCTCCTATGCTCAGAACGTAGGAGGGATATCGGCGTCTGCATTTCCGCGTCAATTAACTGTGGCTCAATTACCTATTGCATCCTCTGGTAATCATGGTATGAGGATTGTAACAGACGGAGTTAATGACGTGGATTGTACAATAGGGGGGAGTACATTTACTGTCGTCTGTCTCGATACTGGCTCTACGTGGTCGGCGCTAGGTGCTGGTGAAGGCGGAAGCGGTGTATCCGATCATGGTTTACTCACCGGGTTAGACGATGATGATCATTTACATTATCACACAGACTCTAGGGCATCGACTTGGTTATTATTGCAGTCTATCGCCTGGAGTCAATTGACAGGAATACCGGATTTAGCAACTCAAGCGGAGTTAGATACTCACGAAGGTGACGCTAACATACATCATACTCCTACTGTAGATACAGATGATCAAATAGCGTCTCAGGTAGAATATAGTAATGTCGTATCTGGACTAACAGCGGTAGAAGTGCAATCTGCAATAGATGAGATAGTTAATGATCCGCATTGGACAAACTCTAGAGTACCTACCGACGACTCGGTAGACG